AGGTTCACCTGTTTCACCAGTTGGTAATAGCGGGGCAATAATGTTAGCAGGTGCTTCAACACCGTACTTAACTAAACCCCTAGTGAAGGCTTTCCCAAGCCTTTCACCTAATGAAGGCTCTAGCTCCTTTTCTTTTCTTTCTTGAAAATAAGCTAAAGCCTCCTTTTTTTGTTCATCATCTAATGCTTTGTATCGGGGGTCGTTTATAAAAGTCTTAAAATCCATATTTTTTCATTAAAACCTTTTGGCAAATTCAGGTGAATACAACATACCATGAACAATGTCTTCACAAGCTGCTTGGCATTTATCATTAGATTCACAATAATTTACATAAAAATCAAAACCTGACTGGTCATATTTTCTATCCAGTAATCCACGATAAAAACCAGCTACTAATTCTTCACAAGTATGGTTAGGTCTAACATAATTTTTAAATTCATCACTTTTTACAAAATTCATTCCAATAGTTTTAGCAGTAGCTAATTTATCATTTGAATTTTTCATACCATCAGCCCACCAGTTAAATCCACCTAAATCAGGCTGTCTTAATAAAATTCCATAATAAAAACCCCAAATAATATTACTCCAATGCCCCTGCCCCCTAGTAGTCCAAAGATATTGGCTATCTAAGGTTAATTGTTCAATATTTTCGCATGGTAAAATACCTGTACATTCGGGATGTTCATTAAAACTAACTACCCAAACATGATCTACCCCACGTTTATACTGTCTAGCACAATCCCACACTTTATTTCCAAATTTACCATGTTTTCCCCAATTATGCCAGACACCATCCCAACCACGACACATATAATTTACAGTAGGAACAAACCATACATTATTCCTATCTGCTATTTCACTTAACCTACTCATATAATCGCAAGTATCCTGATAGGTATGCCCTGCTACGTAAACAAAAATTCCATCAGAATTTGAAGCTATCAAGTCTGGGTCTTGACCTGTTCCTGCATCTGCAATTACAAAATTCTGACTTGTAGCATAATCTAATATACTTACTAATTCACTATCAGTAAGACATTGGTAAGCTTGACCATAGAAAACCATAACCTGTTTATCATAAACTGTTAACCAATTAGAATAACCACTAAATTTATTACGAGCAAGTTTTATAGCATCCATAGTTTGTTGATAAGTATTACAATTACCATCTATCAGTATTATAAAATTTTTTCCAGTGTCAGCATATCTTATAAGATTTTCTACTATAAGGTTTTCATCATACCAAAGACACAAGATGGCATAATCAGCAGCAAATTCCAGTTCATTTGCTAATTCATCTGTAACACACCTATTGCCGTATTCTCCTATAAATGGTTGTTGACATATAGCTTCATTCCACTTTCTTGTATAACCATCACATTCTTCAGTAGCATACCAACCGTAATAAAATACTCCTACTTGATCTGTTGTTTCTGTTGCTACTGATTTACTCCTTGTAAAAAAAATAATTATAAACAAAAAAAATAAAATTAATGTAATAACTAAAAAATTTTTTCCCATATTTAACTCCTTATTTTTTATTTATAAATAGTAGCTCCTACTTCCCTACCACTTTCAGGTTTTTTCTGCGGTATAATTGAAGGTATTCCCCGGAAAAGATAGTTTTGCCATAGTCCTGGTGCTTTCTTCAACCAATCCCCGCTTTTTTGTCTAATGCTAGGAATAATATTACCTAATAAACTTTCTTTTTCTTTTCCTTCTTCATTCTTTTCTTTAGCTTCTATATCTTTAATAATATCAGTTTTCTTAGGCAGTTCAATTCCCATTTGGGTAGCATACTTTTCTATTATAGTCATGCCAGTATCACCTAACTGTTTGGTTTGTTCATATGCTTCTTGTAATTCCGGATTGTCACTTCCCATAAAAAGCATTTGTTGTGCTAACAAGTTTTTTTGTTGGATTATACGACTGTAGCTGTCATAAATACCAACAAAAGACCGCATCTTTTCTATATCACCTTTTTCCTGTAAATTTTTCAAGGTAACATCTGCTAGTTTTTTCGCATATTCACTGTCTATTTCATTGTCCCGTCTTAATTTTATTAATTCTTGTTCTTTAGTCTTAAGTGCCATTTCACCTGTTTTTCTTTTTTGTTCATATTCACTAATCTTATAAGGCATAAGTTCTTCATATTCTTTTTTACTTAAAGAATATTGACCATATCCTGGTATAACTGCAGCCAGTAAATCTTCTTGCGATATACCAGGACTAACTTTTCTTATAAGTTCCATTCTTTTTTCTTCAGGAGTTAGTTTAGCCCTTCTTCGTTCTTCTGCTTCCCGTTCATGTCTTTCTTCTATTCCCCTTTTAAGTTTTTCACTAAATAAAGGAGCAATTATGTCATATAAACCAGTCGTTACTCCCTTCAGTCCCTGTCCTGCTAAAAGCATTTGTTCTGCTGTTGGCATTCTTTGCATTTCCTTACCTTCCCTTTTTATTTTACTTACCAGGCATAAATCCTTGAATTGTTCCTGCTAATGCCAGCATATTTTCAAATGGCGAAGTTCCATAGGTATATCCAGCTTTTTCGGGAGATAATGTATAAATTCCTTGAAGTAAATTCAAAAAGAAATTTCTTCTTTGTTCTTCAGGAGTTAATTCAACAGCTTCTAGACTAGGTAAATACTTTATTCCTTCTGCTCCTGCTGTTGTACCTTTAGTTAGCATTTCGTAATAAGGCAACAAATATTGTTGCCTAAGTGCTTCTTGTTGCATTTGTATTTGTGAAGCTGCCCTTAATGCGTTAGCTAATTCTGTTGCAAAAGTCTGACTTGTTCTAGCTAATTCAGTATCAATGGCTTCATTTGTAGGACTTCCATACATACCTCCTTGAGCTGCTATTTGTGAAGCAACACGTTTCATTACATCGCTACTAGCCTGTTGGTATTGTTTCTGCAATTGTTCAAGATATTCGCCACTATAATCTTTAACATTTAAACCTTCAGCTGCTTTCAACAAACCAGTTAAGTCAGTTTTAATTTGTCCAGGTAAACCTCCAAGACCTTCCCAAGCTGTTCTTGCTTGTTGTGCCCAATATTGTTCACCCGGTGTTCCTGCTCCTCCCATCCATTCGCCAAGTCCACCTGTTCCTGTTAGTGCTTGTTCTGCCCAAGGCATTATTGTTCCTGCCCATTGCCTTTGTTCGGGAGCTGCCGTAACTTTTTCACTTTCTTGTTTTGGACTTTTAAATAAACCCATTTATTTCTCCTATATTTAAACTTGTCCTACCGTAAAAGCTACCATAGAACGTTCAACACAGTAACCCGTTCCAGCACCTTCAAGTCGCCATCGTTGTCTAATATCTAGAAGCTGATTATAATGAGAGTGAAATACACTAATCTGATTATATTTCACAAAACCTACGTCCAGTTGTGCTCCTATATCTGTACAAAAAAAACTTGACACAGTACCTGAATATGGCCATGTTTGAACACGAAGACGTGTATTTGTAGTCCAAAAAAAGCCTGTTAAAAAAACTATAATTAAATCATAAGCTAAAGTACTTAATACTACCTTCATATTATTTTGCCATACCATACTTGTACCAGTTATAGACCTTTTTACACCATCATTACTAATTTCTATATTATCATAAGGTAATCTTTGTCTAGAAGTAAGCCTACAACTATTATTTAGTCCTGCATATCCGTAACTCTCACCTTTTTTTGCTACATGTTCAAAAGCATTAGCATGTTCGTTATCAACCATATCAGCATTGTCAGCATAGTTAGCATTAGTAGCATAGCCAGCATTAGTAGCACTATCAGCACTGGTAGCATGACCAGCATTGGTAGCATAATCAGCATTAGCAGTATTATCGGCATACCCGACACGCATATCATTTTGACTTGCATATTTTATCACATCACCTGTAGCATCATAAAGTAATACTTTCTGGTCACCAATATCGGTATCATCTAATTCCTTATTCCCAATTTCATAAATATTACGTAATCTTCTACGTCCATAAAGCAATTCTTCTAAATTATTTTCTACTGCTTTTCTAAAATTTTTAGCCCATATTTCAACATTATCTCCATCTTTTAGATTAGGTAAATTTATTGCTGACATTATTCTGTCCCTACATAAGCAAAATCAACTAGAATACTGTATAATTCAAAAAAGGTGCCAATGTTATTTTCAAACTTTAAAACTATATATTTTGCTTCTATATCATCATTAGCTACTTCTATCTTTTCATTTTCCCTAAAATTATAATTATAATCATCTGACCAAATAACACCAGAATTTATATGTTTTATATACCCAATCCTAACTTTTATACTTCCAGTTCCTTTTAACTGAATACTAGTTATAAATTTCCTTTTTAATGCAACTTTTTTTTCTTCTAAAGGAATATATCCTGTAATACAATATGCTTCTTTTTTTACCACTCCAGAATAATCCAATTCATGTATTTTCCCTCTTTCATCTACAAAAATTAAAGTAGGAAAGTTATCTAGGTAATTTTTAGCATCTATCAAAGAAGCCCAATCATTAATCAAAATATCAATGTCATTTATTACTACATTACCAGTCTTTCTCCAAAAACCCGCTGCCTGTATTTTACCTAAATCTAAATTACACCATCTGTCTAAATAATAATTATACAGAACAGTCCTATCACATGCGCCAACTGCTCCCATAAATTTCCAAATCACTGTACCATCAGTAACATTATTCAAAAGCCATGTTGGTTCTGTCGTACCAGATGTTCCCGCTTGTTTACATTCATAATAATAACCAACATCTTTATACTGTGTTGGTTTTATTAAATCTCCTACAGCATATTCAGTAGAAGCACCCCACACATTAACTTCTTCCATATCAGAAACGTAAAAAAATAATACATGTCGTTTATATTCATCAAAAATAGAAAATAAACTTTCCGTAGTAGCTGGATGCATATCTAAATAAAGCTGCCTTAGTATTCCATTGTTAATTGGTTCTATATTATATCCGTCAGAATTATAAACATTATCATTAGACATAATAATGCTTTCATCCCCAAATTCTGATATAGATTTAGAAGAAAGTATTCCAATTCCTTGTAAAACAGGATTAATAGACCAATAAATAGGATATCCTAGATATTTACACTGCCACATCCCCCTATAACTAATAATATAATAATTGCCACCAATAGGTGATACACACATTACTTCATCCGAATTAGGTAAATCAAAATATCCATATCCTGCTTCTCCTGTCGTCCAATTAATTAAATCATCTAAATCTGACCACATCATCTTACTCTTACTACTTTCTACACTTACAGCTAATAAATGTCTACTTTGATACCAATAAATCTTAGCTATGGGAGCATTTGTTAATTCTGTAAAATCGTGTGAGCCAGCATCCCAATATCTAGGTTTTTGTATACCATTAAAAAACAATACCCATTGTGGTGTTTCACACTCATTCCAATAAGTTGCATTTTCTATTTCTGTCCAATTAGTTAATATCGGGTTAGCACCATTTAAAGAATAATATACATTTCGCCTGCCAAAAAACAATACATCACTTTCTACTGTAGAAACCCACAAAATAGCTTCGGGAAAAGTATAACCAGAACATAAATCCGTAAAACCATAATAAGTTCTAATACCATCAGGTGTAAAAGTAATATTCTTTGCATCTGACCATTCTCCATGTTTCAAATTCCAAATTGATTCTTCATGTTTGTTTTTTACTGGTAAATTAACAACTGGAATTTCAAAAAACATTTATTTTTCACCTATATCTTGTTCTTTTTTTCCTGTATTTTCTTTTCTTTCTAGCATTTTTATTTTCAAAGCTGTATCCATTCTCTCAATTAGTTCATTCCTTAACGAGCTAGTTATATTATGTAATCCATCACTACTTTTAGTATTCGCTATTAACAATTCAGGTAATATTTGAAATACACATCCCTTTTTTATTCTTTGTTCTCCAGTTTGCCCATTTGTCTCTATCCATTCAACGTAACAGGGACAATCCGTTCTAGTATCTTTATTACATCTTTTACAATCAAAAGCATGTTTCCAACTTCGTCTAGTATCTTTTATTTCCACTATTTATTCCTATTAATTTATATTTTTCTACAACAAATCACTCCTAAAAATGCAGGCCTCCAATTACCATCTGAACGAATAGTATGTGTATGACCTCCATTATTAGCAGTATGCCATTCTTCAATATAATGACAATGTTGTCCTTCTGTACATCCTCCTTCATCAACACGAAGATGATGTTCACTACTCCAACCACTATTATCATCGTTAACAGCATACACAACTTGTCTCCAATTAGGAATAGGTATATTAGTAGCGTATGTTGTATCATGTGGAGGAATAAGGTGACCATGTTCAGGTTCCCAATCATTAGTTAATCCAGTAATTACCCAACTACCACTTTCATATCCACCCTGGTTTAAATTGCTTGTAATCATAATAGTTCTATCGTGCCAAGTATCTACAAATGTCCACCTGTATGGAACATTATTTTGTGCAAATAACATTTTAGTTCCAGGTTCTATCCAAGTAGTCGCTATTTCATTATGTACACCATCAATACTGGATAATATAGCATGTCTTTCTGTATCAAGATATATCGCTCCAGCAGCTAATTGTGGCGCCTCACTACTGTTACCATAAGGAAACGTAATTTGTTCTACAGCACTATTTTTTATACATCTTTTTATTTCTCTTATCGCATCATCAAGAATATTTCCATATTCTACAGACCCGTCAGGTTTATTTGGGTCTAAATCATTAATTGTTTGACCATCATAAGCCATTATAAATGTCCTCCTTGGCTATTAGAATAAAGTATAATCTTTTCTTCTTCTAAATATGTAGCATAATGCTGGGTATACATTTCCGCCCATAACTTTGTCTGGGTATCATCCTTAATAAAAGGTTCAGCATATAATAAAGCGCCAGAAATTAATAAAAGCGCATAATTTTTACTTAAATAATCTTCATCAGCATCTGAAAAATAGAAAGATAATTCAAAGAAACCTTCAACTATTAACTGATATATATCATTTGCCTTAACAGAAGGAGCTACATAATAATTATTACCCCAATGTTTATATATTACAGGAAAATCGTAGTTTACTTTTTTATCTTTCAATTCATCATAATAAGGGGAAATATGATATACTAAAACAGCTTCAGTTTTATCTGTATCTTTATTATATACAAAAATATTTTCCACACGTTTACAATCAGCAATGACATATTTTTCAGTATTAACAGTTAAATCAATAGGATTAAAACGTTTTTGTTGATAACGAAATATTTTTCCTTTCTGAATTTGCTTATGGGCAAATTCCAGCCAAGTAGGAATATATGTGTTTAAATCAGTTCTATGTAAATATTTTATAGTTAAGTTTTTCAATTCAGCATAATTCATTTAGAACCCCTAATTTCTTGTAACACATTTTTTACTTTTTCTTGTAGTGAACATTGCATCCTTTCTATGTTAAGTAATCTTTCGTAAATATGTTTTAAATGGTTTATTCTAATATTTCTAATTTCCCAAAAAATAACCCCTAATATAAAAAATATTAGTGTTACAGTAATTGAAATATAGAACTTATCCATTTTTTCGTCTAAAGATTTCTATAGTCTTTTCAGTAGAACGTCCTACCACATAACCGCCTATACCGATTTTTAATAAATCCCACATATCAGGAGGAATTTCTAAAATTGGTGCCTGTGTAAAAAATAAACTAAGGTATGGATATAATATATAATTGTTAAAAATAATTACACCAAACAATAACATTAATATCGGTCTCCATGCCGATACCAGCCAATGTTGCGATTTAGCTTCTGCTGTAATAATTTCTTTTTGCGCATTTAATTCTTCAGCAACCCGTCTAAATTCCATTGTTTGCAATTCAAACTTTAATTTATCCCGTTGGTCTTTATCAGGTATAACTTTATCAATAGTCTTAAAAACAGGACTTAAAATTGCATCAACAATTGCTAACGACATTATTAAGCTACCCCCGACAACATTATCCATGCATTTCGTTTTGCCCTATTAGGTAATTGCTTGGCATATTTACTGTTTTTAATTTCTTTACTTGCCGTAAAATAATCATCTTCTTCAATAGCTTTTATCATTTTTTTAAATTTAGCAACCCCATTACGACCAAGATTAAAAACCATATCAACAATAGCCATTTTTCTAGCATCATTTAATTTATCGAACCAGCTAAAGGTTTTAGCAGCAGTTAGAGCAATACTAAAATCCTCTTGAAAAATTTGCATAATTACATTAGAGCTCAAACCCCTATCCAGATTGTGCCCAATACCTATGGTAAAATGCCCCAAATTGTCCTTGTACGGTAATAATCGCATTCCTTCATTTTTTCTAATGTAACTTTCTATTTGCTTCCTTTTCTTACTTTGTGCCATTTACTGCTCCCTTTTTTATTCTTGTTGATTGTCGCATAAAATACTTTCCTTCCTTTTTCCTTACCATACTCTTCTTTCATTTTTTTTATGACCTTTTTTCCAGATTTCGTTAACGGCATTGTTATTAACCTCCTTTTTTATTTGTTTTTAATACCATAATATTATTCAATAACCACCAACAAGTATCAAACCTTACGGTAGTTATTATTTCCAACGTTTTTTCTATTTCAAAAGAAAAATTCCTCCTTAAAAAATTGACTAACCAAATAACGTAAGGATTACAGTTTATATGGTTAATTCCAGGCTGTCTTATTTGTGCCGCTGAAAATAAAACATATTTACCAGCATTACGGATGACATTATTTATAATTCTCATAGGCGTATCTGAATGTTCAGCAACTTCAAGACAAATAACTAAGTCATTATAAGAAATAAAAAATGGAATATTTATATTGGTAATTTTTACAAAAGGTTTTAATTGTGGTAATAAAGACCATTCTTCCTGTTTAATATCTGCTCCTGAAATTTTTTTTCCAGCTTTTTTAAATTCATCTAATAAATACCCTTCTCCACAACCAATATCTAAAACAGAATTAAATTCCAAGTTTTCCATAACTACTTTAGCCAAATTTCTATAATCAGTTTCTTTAGACATTTTTAAATGCTCTAAACAATTTTTATATCTTCTCCTATTAAAGCTTCACTTGCATGTGTTAATAACACATCAGTATGATAATACAATTTTACCTTCTTCTTTTTAAGAGCTGTAACAAAATTTATATCTTGTTCAGCTTTAGGGCTACGCCAAAAAGTATAATTACCAATTATGGCAGACCTTTTCAATAAAGCAAAACCTAACGAGCAACTATCAACTTCTATAATTCCTTTATTCTTAACATTATCATAAAGTAAACATTTACCATTTTTATGTGCTGTAACTCTTGCAGGCATTCTTCGCCATTTATACATTCCGGATATAAAAGGCTTATCAGCATCAAATAGTTTTCGTACATCACTTACATTAAAACCCAAATCATCATCTAGACTTAATAAATGAGTAAATTCTGGACTATCTTTAAATTTATCATAAATAATTTGTCTGGCATCAACCGTATTACGCCGTGGAATCATCATTAATGTGGCAGATTTTAAACCTAGTTTTTCTAAATTTGTAGCTAATATAAACAACGACATAGTACAATACCAATGAATCCCTGTCCAGCTAGGTAATCCTATTAAAAGGTTTTTATCCATTATTATTTCAAAATTATGTATTTTGAGTAGGTTCTATAGGTTTACCAACAACTGCAAGGGTACTTGGTTCATATGTTGGAACACCACTTAATGTTATTACCCCTGTACTAGGAGTATAACCAATTGTAACTAAAGCTGTAGGCGACCCTGTAGTTGCTTCTGTACCAATTAGACTAACACCATCAATACTAGCTAATCCCATAGCAGTTTTATCAGTAGATGTAATAGTATAAGTTGTACCAGTACTTCCTATTAATGAACAAAAAGCTATTCCCTTACGGGTTGCAAATTTATTTATCAAAGAAGATTGCGGGAACATCCCCCCACCTTCAATAACTAAACTAAGTGCTGTAGCCATTATATACCTCCTACCATTTCGTTTTAAAAAAAATTTCAAATAATGTAAATCGCTTTTTTTAAAAAAGAAGTACTGGTCATAACTTATGACCAGTACCTAATTCTTTTTTGAAATTACTTTTAATACAAATCATTAAAAACTATTTCAAGTAATAATTCTACTAAGCTTTACAATTAACTACGTAATGATGCGCTTTTACATTGTCTAGTCTTAATGCAACTTCGGCAATATATTCACCAAATACAGCATCATATCCAGCCGCATCTTTATAATCCTTATATGAAATATCACGTAGATATTCATACGTAACATGTGCCATGTCAATAATGGCCATGTCATTCGTCCATTCACTGTTAACCGAAAATAACGGATGGGTTTTGAAGTACACAGTTCCCCATGGAGTATCCCATCTTGTAAGTGGAATACCATAAACAGTTACTGGGGTTAGCGCCTGTACCTTTCCTTCTATTACGCTAACTATCTGATTCATAGCACCTGCGCCACAGAAATCTATTTTTTCACCAGAACCGTAAGAAAATACTTTTTCAAATACAGTCCATATTTTAGCCAAACTATCAAGTGCCCCAAAGGTAATACCTACATCATTATTAGCTGTATAAGCATCATATAATTGTTCATAAATACCTTTCATCATTCTAGGTTCCGTTGGTTGACCATTACCATGAAAGAAAGAGCTTTCAATATCCATTCCAATCATATGTAATGCGTTCTTTTTTTCAATGGCTTTGGCATCCCCTGTACGAAGTTTCGTTACTTCGGCAGTTCCTGAAATTTTAACAGGAGTTCTAAAAATTTCACAATAAGTTTCTTTTGCCCCTGTCTGCACTGAACAAGCTTCAGGTAAAGACGCTCCTTCATTATGAGCAGTTCCAACAATAGTCAAAGGTTTACTAGTATTTAAATTACCAGCAGTCCCACTAATTACACTATAATTAAATTTCTTAGGACTTACCTTTCCTGTTATTAAAATACTGACAGCACCTGTATTAGCTGTACAATATGCTTGTTTTAAAACAGTGCCGACATTAACATTTTGAACAGAAGCAAATTCAACTGTCGTATTAGTCGAATTATATTCATCAACAGTAGCAGCAGGAATTTCCCTAGTCCCCGCCAAGTCCTGTTCAAACCAATGAATATGCCAGTCGGTTGCTTTTTCTTTCTTTGCCTTTGCAGTTAAAGAAAGAAGTGGTGTTTTACCATGAGGAAATAAATATAATAACCCTTCATGGTAGTCTTCTGGCCTTTCACCTGCAGCCCAGTCACCCGTTCCTTTTAACCCACAAATTATCATCTTTTACTCCCTATTCTACCGGTCTTGAAGGGTCTACGATTTACCTTCTTGACATTTACACTAACAACTTATTATTTTTTATTTTTTTTTTAAAAAAACTATCGGATTTTTCCCTGCCGGAACAACAAGGAGTCCACTACAATTATTTCAATTATAAAAATTAACTATAATTGACAATTGTTACTGAATATACCATACCACATTTTTATTACTTTGTCAAGGGCAGACTGGCTATTTTTTTATTTTTTTTAAAAAAATATCATTACCAATAAAACTACTATTGATGCCATAAAAAACAACCACTGTACTATTGATAAAAAATTACTATTAATGCCATAAAAATAAATTTATGTTAAGAAATATTATGATAATTCGCCACCCCCATGGCAAACACCCCCTACGGGGGTAAAGCAGTAAACAAATTGGCAGTTTATTAGTTAGTTTGTCTTGTAGTTTTGTAGTTTTCATTGTTTTAATATTGCATAGCTGTAGTTATAAACAATATAATATATTACCCGTAGTTAAAATGGCAATTTTTCTTGGGGGAAAAATATAAATATTATATATTGTTGTCAAACTATTCCTAATAATAAAATAATAATAATATAAATTACTTTAAACTACTTTAAATAACAATTTAAAACATAAAAGCACTTTTAAATATCTTATTACTGCCAAATTCCACTATCTACTGATATGGGTAGTTTTCTGTAGTCAAAAAGTTGGCACAGAAATTGTATTAGTTCATAAATAGTATTATAAACAAATGTATATAATGGTAATATACATTGTAGTTATCATTAAAACAGCAGTATAAAATAATAATAGTAATTGTTCAAATACCAATAACAGTTTATTTTGTAATAGTCAGTACTATATGTTGTATTATCTTCTAAAGTAACCACAATATATAGTATATCAAAATAAACCAATAATTTTTAACATTTAAAAATGAACTATAAAACTATAATAAATGTCATATACTATAATATTGTTAAGTAGTTATTAAAGTAGTTATTAACTAGTTAATAGGTAATTAATAAGTAGTCGATAAAATAGTTAACCAGTAGTTAATAAATGGTTAACGGAAGGGAAATGTAGTTTAACCGCTTTTACGGTTTTTAAGTCAAGAAAAAAATGTTCTTCTACAACAAACAAACTACAAACTGCTAAGGGGCGCCCTTCCAAAGGCGCCCTAGGGTTTATATTTTTGTAGTAGAAAAAAATATAAACCCCTTGTGTTTGTTTTGTTTTTTTTTTTTTTTTTTTTATATATATTTTAT